CGTTAATAGGGTTGATTGTAATATCATGTTTACCATAAACCTCTTTTAACATTAATAACAAATGATATTTTGAAACACGTTCACCTTCTAGTATAGTCTCTATATCTTCACTATCCCAATTTTCCATTAAATGTAAGCAAAATTTAGCCCAAGTCAAAGTAGTATTTCCATTCCAATAACATTCTGAATACCCATTTACTTCTCCTGTTTGTGAAAGGAACCATTGCATTAAATTTGCTTGGGTATCTATCTCAGGGCCTATAAAAGAACCTTTAATTATTTTAGTATGAGCACCTTCATTAATAATAAAATCACGTGCCCTTTTTTTAGAGATACCATAACCATCACTATTTATTTCACAGTCCGTTCCTGGGTGGATAATTTTGGGTGTAGTGTTTTTTTCTAACCATATAGGTAATTCATAATTTACATTGAAGTCATCAGTTCGTTGGGGGATAGATCCTAAACAATTTATAATATAATCACCTTTAAAACTTTTTATATCATTTTTAAGGTTAGAAGAAGGCCATCTATTTTTTTTAGTTACAAATATTTTTTCAACTTCTATACCTTTACTAGTTAATAACTTATCAACCATATGTCCTAACATTCCTTTATGTCCTAATATTAATACTTTCATAATTTAAAATAATTTAAGATTTCATTTAATTTTTGATCAAGTTTGCTACTACCTATATTGTTTAGTTTATTATATATTTCTTCTACAGTAGTATGATACATTTTATATTCTTTAGTTTGGTTATCTATTACTTTTATGGCATCTGTTACGTGACATAGAGAGATGGGATTATAATTACATTTTATATTATTAACTATATTATATGCAAATGTATTTACGAATGAATTATAATTAGGTTTACCTTTTGTACCAAATAAATTAGGTAAACTGTAACTTTCAAATTTTGTTCCATTTACATCACAATACTCTTTAAGCATACCTTTAGATTTTAACTTTGAACTACCGTAAGGTGAATCATTATACTCAGATATAGTAGAAGTATATTTAATAGGGATTTTTATATTTAAAGAGTTTAACCCTGAAATTAATTCCTGTGTTATATTGATGTTACCTTTAAATACTTCTTCTGGGGTAGGTGCTCTATTTATTCCTGCAGCATGGATTAATAAATCACAATTTAATATATTAGAAGACTTATTATCTCCCCTACCTATTTTTATGACAGTATCTCCTCTACTTTCATAATATTCAGTAAGGTGGGTACCTAAAAACCCATAAGCTCCTGTTATGGCTATTTTCATGGTTTAAAATAATTATAAGTTTTTAAAATGTTTTTTAATTCATCTTTAGATATACATACAATATCACTAGTAAATTCACGACTATCCCATTTTTTTTGGGTTTCTTTATAATGCATATAATAAGTATTATCAGATGAGTTATAATATGTTCTTGGTAGTTCTTCTTTTGAAATCATCATTTCATGAAGTTTCTCTGATATGCGAGGGGTTCCTAATGTATATTCGAGATTAAATTCTTCATTATATATTTCAAATAAGTCTTTTATTTTAAATGATTTTAAATTAGGAATTACATTATATCCTGTAACTTTTAATCCTTGTTCAATTAAATCCATAGCCCCATCTATATCAATTACAAAACGAGTCATTTGTTCCGAATATAAAGTTAATAGGTATTTTTTATTAATTGAATCCCAAATTAAGGGTATAATACTACCAGTAGAATTAATAACATTACCGTATATTGCGGTGGATAAACGCACATTAGATTTTTCTGCATCAACTATAAATGACTCACCAGCTACAAATTTCATTGCGCCATATAATGTAGTTGCTGATCTTGATTTATCCGAGGATATGAAACATGCTGCTTCAAAATTATTATCTTCTGCTGCTCTTCTTGAATTAATAGCACCATCTATAAGAACTTTAACAGATTCTTCAACATTCTGGTCTACAGATTCAATTTGTTTTAAAGAAGCAGCAAATATCCCTATATCATGTCCAAAAGCAGAACGAGTTAATAAATCATAATTACGAATATCTCCTATTACACATTTAACCTTAGGGAATTCTTTTTTTAAGTAATAATGTTTTGCTTCATCCCTGGAGTAAATGGTAATTTCGTTATCTTTATAATAACGTTTAACTAAATTTTTACCTAGATATCCTGCCCCACCAGTAATAAATATCTTTTTTCCCTTTATCATTTCTATTTATTTAATTGTTGTTGAATTTGGGAATATCTAGCATTTTGTTCTTCTTGTCTTTGAATTTGTTTATTGTGGTAAATACAATAATCTTCTTCTAGGGGTAAAACAGCAAATGTTTTATAACCCTCAATCATACCATGTACTTGATGGCCTTCCCATTTAATAGATGAATCATTTTTATAAATTCTCTTTTGTTGGTCAGGCCAATTTACATACCCTTTCTCGTTAACTCTCCACCCCCACTTATTAATGTGTTCTTGAGTTAAACCCTCTACTAAATTAGCTCTAGGGCCTATAAAAACATCAACTGAATTACTTATTAGGATTGCTTTTAAATTAACTACTAAAGTTTCAGAAGGTATTTCATCAGCATCTATTTGAAATATATAATCACCCTTACATTCAGAGTTCATATAGTTTTTATTTTCTAAAAAATTCTGTTGAAAGTCAAAGGGGAAAGATCTTATTTTATCCTGATGGTGGTCTAATACGTCTAATACTTCCCCTGTGACTCTATTTTTGTCATAAACAATTACTATTTCATCCCCTTTATCAATTATAGGAGATAAAAACTCTATAAGATGTTGGAGCTCTGAGTGCTCATTACAAACTGTTATTCCGTAACTTATTTTCATATGGTTTTATTCTGGTAATAATTTAATATACGAAAGGGCATCCATAAAATCACGTTCTTTAAAATATTTTATAGTAGTCATATCTGCTCTATGTTTTTCTCCTTTATATTTTTCTTGTTCTTCTTTTGGGATTTCTATTGATTTTACTGCGGCCCATTTCCAATTTTCTATATCTGTACCAGAGGCAAACACCATTCCATTTTCTTTAACATTAACTGTATTAGGAAGCCATATTAATTTAGTTTTAGGATCGGTCCATGCTAAATCCTTATAAATTTCAGGTAAAATACTTATTTGTTCTTCATAAAATTCAGAACCCTCTAACATTAAAGTATTAGTCCAAAAACCACAAGATAAACTATAATAATTGGTAATATCTTTATTTATTTCTGTTTTATAACATAAGTCACCTCCAGATCTGGGGCAATCTATTATTTCATCGAAATTCATATTAATTATAATTTTTTAAGTTTAGGAATATTTAATTCTACTTGTTGAGCCATTTCTGGAACTTTGTTTTTATTATCCAATATACTATGAATAAGAGTATGCATTTTATCCCAACTAAAATTAGTTTTGACATACTGTTTTTGCTTTTTACCCTTTATAGAATATTCTTTATATTTTTTAAACATTCCCTTTAAAGAACTTCTTAAATCTTTAGGATTAACTTGAAACCATTTTGACTCAGCTATTAACCAATTATTAACAGAAGAAGGATGAACATTTTCTAAATGACCTTTAAGTAAAGTAGTGAAACCCGTATTCAAAAAGTCTAAATGTCCTGACCAACCAGAAGCTATAATGGGTTTTCCTGTAGTGCAAAATTCTAATAAAGGTCTACCAAATCCTTCTCCCTTAGTAGTTGTAACCATAGCTTTCACCTTAGAATGATTATATAACTCATTCATTTCTTTATCAGTAAAATCACCATTTAGAAGATATACATTAGGGAGATTTTTAGAATTTATACTACGTCTAATTTTAGCAATTTTATTTAAAATTTCCTCTCTACTTATATAGGAAGAAGTTCCTACAGAAGCTTTTAGAATAAGAGCGGGTTTAGATCCTTTAATATCCTTAAAGGTGTCATAAAATTCTTTTACTAAAACTCCTACATTCTTCCTATCATGCCCAAAATTACCATTCATCCAATGCCCCACAAATAAATAACAAAAAGATTCTTTTATATCAGATAAATCAACACTCTTAGTTGAATGTTTCAATGTCTTATAAGTATCTAAATTAACACCCTCAAATACAACTTCAATTGGTTTCTCTAATTTTAATGCCCCAGATTTTTGGTTTGTTCTTTTATCAATCTTATCAAATGAAGCATTTTCAAATACTGTCTTTGCATGATTTGAAGAAACCCAATTTAAATCCATTTTATTTAGTCCTTCAACCCATTCAGGTTTTGTTTGGTCTGATTCTATACCTGCTGTTACTCCTATATTAAATTTGCCTACGGGTTGAAATTCATTTGGTATAGTTATTTGCATCCAATAATCAATTGGTGTTTGTTGCCATTCTCTATTACCTAAATAATTAAGTAAAAAGGCCCATTCAGGGTGTTCTTTACAAAAGCCCCATGAAGTATCTCCCCACCTTTGTGATAATAATTCAACTTGATATTTGTCACTTTTTATAATGGATTTAATAATGTCACGTGAACGTGCTCCATATCCACTGTAGGTATCAAAAGGGGATGAAATTACAAATCTTGGTTTATTCATTAATATGTTATTTTATGTGTTAAAAAATTTCCTTTATGTTCCGTAGCATTAATTAACTCATATTTTTCTCTGGGTTTAAAGGTACTAAATAATTCGTTAAATGCTTCTATTACTTTATTTGATTGGTGGTTAGATGTAAAACCTGCTTCATCACTTAAAGCCCATTCTCTACCTTTTAAACCTCTAGCTTTACGTTCTTCACTGCTTAAAGCATATACTTCCTTAATCTTATCACAAGCATCTTCCCATTTACACCTATCATCAAAAATGTAAGGAGTTGAAGGAGAACCTTGAATAGATCTAGTTGAAGGATATACTGGGAATACCCATTCGCCATGTTTTTTATAAGTACCTTTATGGTTTGATGGAATGTTAGTATCAGGTTCAAACCATTTACCTTCATTATCCACAAATCTCATCTGGTCTTGCATTCCACCTGTAACATTTGCTATATAAGGTGTTCCTGCAAGCATAGCTTCTGTAATAGTTAATCCCCATCCTTCATTTGAAGTTAATAGAATTTGAACATCAGCTATGTTATATAAATAGTTTAGTTGTTGTTCTGTGAATTTATTTTCTAGTATAATACAAGTATTAAGATAATCTTCACCTAAAATATATTCCCTAACTTTATCTAAATCAGTACCCGCATCAGTAACAACTTCGGTTTTTAATATAAGTTTACATTTTTTAGCTTTTTCTTTGGGTAAAGAATCTAAAAATGATCTAAAGGCTAATATAGTATCTGGGATTTGTTTTCTTCGAATATTTCTAGAATTAAATAATACTACAAATTCAGGTTTATCACCCATGAATAATTCTTTCTTAAAAGATTTAAATTCTTCTGTTTCTTCAGTTAAGGGAAAATAAATGTCAGGGTTTTTACCATGAGGAATATATCTAAATATTTTATCTTTTTTGCAGTCTTTTAATACTATTTTATTAATATTTACTGTTTGTTTTGAAATACCCATTAGTAAATCACAAGCCTCATAATATGGTTTATTGTACATCGGGGCAGGATAATCATCCCAAATATTTAAATAGGCAATAGGAATTTTTTTGCGAATTTCCTGTTCCATATTGAATATGTAAGTAAAATATCTAGGGTCTGTAAATAACATAATGGCATCTGGGTTCTCTATGCTAATTATTTCTCTTAATATTCTTGAATCACCATAACCATCAGTTGGGTATAACAATACAGAAGAATCATCTATATTCACTTCCTCATTAGTACTTGGGGATAAATCTAACCTTTTACCTTTTTCTGGGTGTTTTATAGCACCAGCCATTTGAACCCAATTAAAATGGTGAGCAGTACCACATACTATTTCCTTTGCTACAGTTGCTACTCCTGAATGTACTCTAATATCATCACAAATCAATAATATTTTTTTTCTTTTATCCTTAGGGATATGCTTAAAATCTTTATTCATAAAATTATAATTCGATATTTATTTGATTGGTTATTTGTTTACGGAAATCCTCATTTGTAAGGTACAAAAATAGAGCACGATCTGCTAATTTTTGAAATGAAAACTTACGTTTTACGCATTCAATCTTAAAATTTTCGAATAAATCACCTTGAACTTTAACACTAGTTAGTGTCATCTTTTTTGAATTACTCATAGTCTTTATTTATTAAAACATTATTTATTATATATACGTATGTGTGAACCTACGAAAAATGTTGTTTGGCTCCACATAATTCTTTTTCTTCTCCATAAGGGCAAAAATTGCAATTCCATTTAGAAGGAGATTTTGGATAATCCGATTCTTTTATTTTTCCACTTGAATTGAAACATTCATTAATAAAATCATTAATAGCATTTTTTGCTCTTGATAGTTTAATTTTACCACTTGGTGGTGTAAATTGTTGCACTCTATAAGATTGATAAGGTGACATAAGTTTTTCATCATCTGGATCTAATACTTTCCTCTTAAGGATAAAAAATTCAATTTCAATCTTATTTAAAGGTATTCCATATTGTTCTGAAAAATATTGTTTGTATAATAATAATTGAAATTGTTTATTTTCATCTTTTTTGGCATAATCATTCCAACCACCAGTACTTGTTTTTATATCGATTATTTTGAATGTCTCTGTTGCTTCATGATACGTGACAACATCAAGATACCCCATGTATAACACGTTATTTAACATTTTATTTGGTGCTATTACAATAGGTATTTCACAACCTACTAAATATGTACCCTTTTTACTAAAATATTTACTACGTTTTTTCTTAAACCATTCTAAAATAGCAACCCCATCTTCAAAAAACTCTCTCATTTCAACTGCATCCGAAAAATGGGAATCATTATTCTTTTTATATTGCACTTCATATTCACTTATATATCTACCCTGAAAGTCTTCTTTTATATCTATTTCTCTATCTGCGGCAGCAAAGGATTTTTCATAGGCATAATCTAAATAATATTGCATTGTTTCATGCATAGCTGTTCCAAATACAGTATGAATTGAAGATGTAAATCTTTTAATTTTATCTTTATACTGAAGTTTCCATCTATGAGGACATCCTCTAAATATAGACATCTGGGAATAGGATATATTCTTTTGATATGCATAATTAATAGGAGGGGGAGGATTATTTCTAATCTCTTTTACTATTTTAGGGAGTTTTTTTGCCAAAATTTATGTATTATCTATATAAATTATTATTTGATTATAGTACTCTATAAAACGATCATTCCATAAATTCCATTTAATATCTGTCCCATCAACGGCATTAACATTATGTTTAGGAAATAATCTTAAATATGTGTCTCTAAAAAATCTAAATTTTGTTTTTAATTCTGGGGTGTCTAGATGCCATTCTCCTGCTATTTTGGTTACGTTTTCTTTAATCCAAAATAAATTTTCTATTGAAAATATATCATACTCTCCTCCCTCACAGTCTGTTTTTAAAAAATCAATATTTTTTATATTATTTTTACTTACTATTTCCATAAAGGGTATTGTGGGAATAACAATTTTTTCTTTATTATCACCAAAACCATAATCATCAATTAAAATATCTTCTTTACCTATTCCCCGGGGTATAGTTGTATGAGGTATTGTTGAAAGATTATCTTCTAACACTTCAATTTGTGACAATGAAGGTTCTACACAATATATATGTTTGGGGTTTTGGTCTTTTATTGAAAAACTAAAGGGACCTATACTTGCTCCGGCATCAAAAACGATATCACCTTCATTTACTTCAAAATATTTTTCATAGATTTTCATCATAAATATTTCTTTAAAGATGGTTTCACGGTACCAACTATTAGACCCACCCCAATTAAAATCTTTTACAGGATATTTCATTTTTTCCATTTGTTACGGCCTACTAAAAGACCAATTATACCATAATTAGCTATATCTATAAAAGTATCTTCCATACCTTCACCTTTAACATAATTTCTACCATTAACCATTAAATTTCTTAAACGCGATATTTTATCCGTTAATCTAATAGCTAACCCAGTTAATGAGAACTTTTTATCATCGCTATTATTGACGATATCTCCACCTAATGCTATGTTATTTAACCCATAATCCATATGTTTACGAGCAAACATTTCATACATTTCATCTTGTATGTTTTGAAATTCGTTTGCTAGATCTGGGTATTCTTCTTCAAAAATGGTTATGATTTGATTTGTTTCATCATCCATAAATTCTTGAATTTTTTTAGAATCCTTGGCATTCATAATTTCTCTATCGCTCATAGTTATTTGTTTACTAATAATATTATTAAACCCAGTTGTTTTGTTACCAAAATGACCTTCATTTTCTTCTAAATATTTTGTTACTGAACTACCCATTTAGCAATCCTTTAGTATTAAAATATTTGGCTAAAGTTGATAATCTATCATCAGCATCTACTAACATAACTAGAGCTTCTTCAGCATTTTTATAAAAATCTTCTGTGGAGTGATCTCCTATACCAACTGCTTTATTACCTAATAACTCAAGTGATAATAAAGCTTTGGCTTTATCTGCTTGTGCAGATTTATTTAACATATCATATAATTTGCTCATTTCAATAATGGTTTTATTTCTTTTTTATTTAATCCTCTGTTAATCAATATACGACTAATTTCTGTGGTAGCCAATATATTTATATATTCTTTTGCTTCTTTACTTGAACATTGAAAATAATCTTTAATGTGGTCTGTTAAATCTTTATTAGGTTGTTTTACCTTAGATTTAACATATTTACTCCATTTATTATTTTTAGGAATAAATTCCTTATATATGTTGTAAATCATTCTTTTTTCCTGTGGAGGAAAATCTTGAACATAATTTACAATTTCTAAGTAATCAGAATTCATAGATAAAAATCTATGTATCATATAACTATTCCAAACCTCCCAATCTTTATCTGTAAAAGATTCAACTGGGGGTTTGGTGTTATTAATTGCTTTTAACCAATCAAAGATATTTTTCATTAAAGGGTATAATCTTTATATTCTTCTCTTAATTCCTTTGGAATTGATGATTCTAAAATTTTCTTAGTAGATGGGTCATAAAAAACTGGTATTGGAAGTAAAGCATCCTCGTCTGTACCCATTACAAATTTAGATACTGTTCTTAATAATACTCCTTGGTTAAATAAAATACCCCCATCAAAGTTTTCAATAGATGTTGTATTCTTTAAATCAATAGGTGGTCCTTGTTGTTGTTGTTGCATAATTATTTATTATTTAATATTTGTTGAATTAACGACATTGTATTTATTTCCTTGTCGATACGGAAATTTGCTTTATATTGGTGTTCATTTATTAAAATAGATGCTGTACCTTCTTTATCTGGTAAATATTCAGATGATCTTTCGTATAGGGCTCTAAATAATTCATCAAAATCATCTACATTAGCATCTGCTATAATTTGACGTATGTCATTATAACAATCTACTTTGTTATGTTTAGATCCTTCTGTTAAAGCATTAATTACTTTATCTATGTAATTAGATGATACTAATATTGATTGGTCTAAGTTAAGATATAAATCATTTGCACCACCATCTACAGTTGATAATTGTATAGTATTAATACATTTACGTAAATCAGGATAATATTGATTAACTAAGGGTACTAAATCATTTATGTCGTGTTCAATATGCTCTTGTTGTAATATCCAATTTAAATGTTTAGCAACATCTTTTTTAGTTGGAGGTACAATTTTAAGTACTTGACATCTGGATTGTAGAGGATCAATAATACGCTCTACAAAATTACAAGTCATAATAAACCTTGTCGTACGAGAGAAAGTTTCAATAATATTACGGAGTGAAGCCTGCGCCTGTATAGTAAGAAAATCAGCTTCATCCAAAATGACCACTTTAAGTGGTTTAAAAGAAGCAACGCTCGCAAATCCTTGTACTTTATCACGAATCGTTTCAATACCTCTTTCATCAGAGGCGTTAATATAAAGATGATCGCAATCAAGATTTTGAACACAAAGTTTTGCCAAAGTAGTTTTTCCTGTACCAGCGGGTCCATAAAATATTAAATTTAAAATATCATTCTGTTCTAAATATTTAGATATTGATTTTTTAATATTTTCATTACCAACATAATTCTCTAACTTAGATGGTCTATATTTTTCTACTAATAAACTATTCTCCATACTCTCCGTAAATACTATATTTCTTTTCTGGTTCTGGTATTACTTCTGTTTCTGTTGAATCAATTGCGTATAAATTACTCTTTAATGGTTCTAATTTATAACTACCTTTAAAACCTGTTTTAACCATATATGCTTCTAAACAATCAGTTAATGTTTTATGTATAGGGCCATCTGGTTCATTTGCAACTAATCTCCATTTATCGCCCGGAGGAACTCTCCGAGCGATTAGGATATTTTTTTCTTCAATCTTTATAGCCATAATATACGAAACTATTTTGACTCAGCCACAGATGCTTTTTTATAATCTGTGATTACTC